CGCAGTTTTATTACTTAGGCGTAGACGAATACGGCGACCTGCTTTATAACTACGACTTGCCGATACAAAACCAAGTCTTGTTTGCTTTAACGGCGGCAGACGTCGAGCGCACCGCAGCAACCGGCACGCTTACCTACGCGCCAGTTTGCACTTGGATTACCGCTACTCAAATTGAAGACTGGTTAGGCATCGGTACCGCTACGGTCGCCGATACAACATTCTTAACGCAGTGCGCGTCAGCTGCAAACGCTTTTGCGTTTCGCCGACGTCAAGAGTCCGGCTGGATAGATAGCCCAAGCACTAGCCCAAGTGGTGACGTAACGCTTGGCACCATTCAGTACGGCGGCATGTTGTACCGCCAGCGCGGGTCTATTGACTCGTTCGCCAGTTTTGGCGACGGTGGCGCGGTAACCGTTACAGGCCTCTCAGGCGTCATAAAACAACTGCTTGGCATTGACAGACCGCAAGTGGCCTAGCGCATGCCAGTGACCTTTACAGACCTCTTTAACGAGGCTCTAGACGACTTAGTAGCAACGCTCACGGCAGTTAGCGGGCTTCAAGTGGTCAACGACCCACGCAATTTGTGCCCCCCGTGCGTTTTCATTGACGCGCCAACATTCGAGGCGTTTAACTTCAACATCGTAAAAATGTTGTTTCCAGTGCGCTGCATCACTCTTGGCCCAAACAACTTAGACGCGCAACGGTCACTTATGAACCTTGCCGCCAAGGTTATTGGCGCTAAAGTTGGTGTGCAGGACGGCCGCCCAACTATCGCCATTATTGGTGGTGCTGAGTATCCGGCCTACGACTTGACCATCGCCATGCAGGCACAAACCGGTTAGGAAAATATGTACGTAGTAAACAGTCCCAGAGTCGGCATTGTCGGCGAACCTTTTAACCCAGACGGCCACGACGTCGCTTACCTTTTGGCTGGCGGTTTCATTGTCGAGAAATCACACACTAAGCCCGCAAAATCTGCTAAAACAGAACTAGAAGAAACACCCGAGGAGTAAACCCCATGGCAACAAGTACTTACCTATCAAATCCAAACGTGCTTTTCGGCGCGGTTGACTTGTCAGACCAGTGCACAAGCGTGCAACTTAATCAGACACTTGAGGCTTTAGAGTCCACTGCTTTTGGTGGCTCTGCTCGCGTTTATACCGCTGGCCTGCAAAATAACGAGCTCACCATCACGATGTATGCGAGTTATGCAGCGTCCGAGTCTTGGATTACCTTGTCAACATTGGTAGGCACACAAATTGCGACTATTACGGTTTCACCAGCTGCGCCAATGACACCCGGTACATACACCTCGACCAATCCGGGTTTCGTTTTATCGGGCGGTTATTTAGAAACGCTTCCGGTCATGAATGCTTCTTTAGGCACCTTGGCCACCATGGACATCGTCGTGCGCGGCGGGGTCTTAACCGTAGACGTAACCTGATAACAACCAACCCGAAAGGTAGCCCGACATGCAATTACGGCTAAAAGTACAACGCACAAACGAAGATGCCTACGAGGTAACCACCAGCCTTGCGGTCATTGTCGCATGGGAACGACGTTTTAAGCGTCGCGCCAGTGACCTAGGCAGCGGTGTAGGCATGGAAGACCTCGCCTATATGGCGTACGAGGCCAGCCAACGCGCTGGCGTCATCGTGCCGGCAACGCTCGACCAGTTCATAAACAGCATTGAGAACCTAGAAGTAGTAGACGGTGAGCCAGAAACTTTTACCGTGCCGGCAGCGTCCGGCGACAACTAGCAGAGCTTTTATTGCACACGGGGTGGTGGCCACCCGCTATAGACTTTGACCTAGCAGACTTAGCCACCGTTATAGATGTACTCGAAAGGCAGCGTAAACAAAATGCCCGTTAGCGCGTCTTATCAAGTTCACGGTATCCAAGAGGCTTTAGCGGAAATCAACAAGGTAGACCGCACTCTACGCCGGCAGATAACTAAGGACATTCAGCGCGGCGCGGGTACTCGACTTGTTACAGCTGCGCGCTCGTTTATCCCGACCGCTACCCCGTTGTCGCGTATGACTAATGGCAACATGATTAAAGGCCGCGACGGCACGGGTTGGTCACGCGCCCGTGTCGTGGCTGGCATTCGCTCGGTGGTTGGCAAACGTGGTAGCCGTGCCCGCACTGTGACGTTCTCTAACGGCCGTACAGCCGACTTTAAGGCGACGCAATACCAGTTGTTGGTTCTACAGCAAAAGGACGTTGCCGGCGCAATCTGGGATCACGCAGGCATCAGAGGTGGCGGCCAGTTTGTGACCAACCTTATTGCTGAAGGCGAGACCGTCGGCCCACGTACAGCGCCCCGCGCTCTGGAACCCGCAGCCATGAGCGTGCTCCCAGCCGTCGAGGACGAGGTAGGCAAGATAGTTGCTCAAGTTATGACTATTGTTAACCGTAATCTTGTTACGACTAGGACGCGCTAACCATGGCAATTAACATTCCGATTATCTCAAGCCTTAACTCGGCTGGTTTTGACAAAGCCAAAAAAGAGTTTCAGAGCTTGCAAGGTTTCGGTGCCAAAAGCGGGTTTCTACTCAAAAACGCTATGGTGCCCGCCGCTGGCGCAGTTACCGCGTTGGCTGGCGGTTTGGCTATGGCCGCCAAGGCCGCTATTGCTGATGAGCAAAGCACCAAACTTTTAGAAACGCAGCTGCGCGCCACGCTTGGGCCTAACCAAGCACTTGCCGACTCTATGGCCGACTTTGTTGACCAGACACAATTGGCGAGCGGTGTAGCCGATGACGAGTTACGTCCCGCGCTTGCTGGTTTAGTGCGGTTTACTGGTGATGCAGCCAAGGCACAAGAACTACTAAACCTTTCCGTAGACGCGTCTATAGCCACGGGCAAGGATTTAAGCGCAGTCAGCACCGCTATTGGCAAGGCTTACGACGGCAACTTCACGGCACTAAAAAAGTTGGGTGTACCGCTCGACGAGAACATAATTAAAACTAAAGACTTTAAGGCAGCACAAGAGGCACTTACCGCACAGTTTGGTGGCGCGGCCGCAGCCAACGCCAACACATATGCCGGGCGTTTGCAGATACTTAAAATACGTTTTGACGAGATGGTGGAAAGCATCGGTTACCGCGTACTACCTATCCTCGGCCGACTGTTAGACGAGGTAGACAAGCTCGTAACAATTATGGACGAGCGCGGTCTAGGCGGCGTAATAGGAGAACTTGGTAGCCGTCTACGTCGTTTTGTTGACCCGGCACAAGCAGTCTTAGACGTTCTACAAAAGAACACTAAAGAAACCGACGGTTTTGGTGCCAAACTTAAGCAGGTAGGTTTCAACGTTGCTAACTTCGGGTCGAGCGTCATCAACTTGGGTAGCGCCATAACGGGTAACAGTTTCCGTCTAGGCAAACTACAAACCGATTTAGACAAAACCAATGAAGGTTTGGCGCTTGCTTACGCCAACACCCGCGCATGGTCAGAAACCATTCTGCAACTTGACCAAGACCAGAAACGCGCCAACTATCAAAAAGCCGTAGACATTGAGCAACAACGCCTAGCCAACGCCGAAATTGCTAAGAGCACTGCCAGCACCAACAAGGCCAGCGAAGCCGCTAAGCGCGCCGCAGCTGCAAACGCCAAACACACAGAGTCGGTACGCGCACTCAAAGAGGCATACGACGACGCAGTACAGACAGTTAAAGACCAGTTCAGCCCCGCGCTCATGCGCGCCAATGACCAGTTAACCAAGGCCACCGACACCTACAACAACTTCTACAACGCAACCCGAGACGTAGTAAGCGGCATATTCAATGTTGGTGAAGCATGGACGACAGCCGCCGACAGCGAAGGCGCAAAAACCTTTTTTGGTGTACTCGACGAGCAAGCCGACAAAGCCAGCAAACTTGCTATTGGCATAGAAAAACTTATAGAAGCCGGGCTAGATGACCCCGCACTACTGCAACAAATACTTAGCGCCGGCGCAGACGTTGGTCTAGAGATTATTAACGGTTTACTTGCTGGCGGTAAAGCGTCCATAAACCGTCTGGTAGGTATTTCTACGACAATTAACGCAGCGGCCGACCGTATCGCCAAATTGACGGCAGACAAATGGTACCAGTCGGGTATTGACCAAGCCCAAGCAATAGTAGATGGCGTTAATAGCGTTATTGAAAACACCGAGTTTTTGCTTAAGTTTGCGGTAGACCCGCAAAGTGTGGCGGCTATTGCCGCACAGTTTGGCACCAACATTGGCACCGTCGAGCAAGGCGGCACCCCGACATTGACTAGCAACCCGTTTGGTGGCGTACTTGGCAGCATTAACGCCAGCCCCAATATGGACGGCAGCCGCGTGACCACTAGCAATGTGACTATTAACGTTCAAGGCGGCGACCCGAACGCAGTAGTAAGCGCGTTACGTGCCTACATGCGCACAAACGGCAGCGTGCCTATTCGAGTAAGTAACGCGTACTAATGGCCGTACAAAGTTTTGTTGTTGACGTAGAAGGCGCGTCTGGTACGCCGGCTATCACGTTGAGCAACGTACAAAGCATTAACTTTAAGACTGGCCGCGAACGACAGTTAGACCAGTATTCAAGCCTGAGCGGCACTATTGTTGTGCGCCAACCGACAGCGCCTAACTCGGTTATTAAGCCCGGTTCAACTGTCAAAGTCACATGGGACGACGGCGGTATATATCGC